ATCTCGTTGATTAAGAATAATCATGGCTACGGTGGAACACCTTAATGGAGCTCTGGCAACTGTTGCTCTTGGTGTTGGCTGTGCTTGGGTGAAGTATTGGTGGAATGGTAATGCGAAGGCAAGAATAGTCGCTATTGCTGAAAAGCAATTGCGAGCACTAGTTGACGAAGACGTTGTGGAGATTGATGAAGTGCTAACTGATGTTGGTACACATGATAAACCAAAGCGTAAAATTCGCAAACGTGGTCTTTTTAGAAATCATTTAATTCAGATTGGCAAGGCTAAATTCGGTTGTCCTACACGAACAGGAGCTAATTTACTATGTGTTCGCAAGTATCTTTATGACGCTTGTGTTGAACATGGTTTAATAACAAGACACATCGCCATGAACCTTGACTTTGCAGTTGAGGCAGTGTTTGTTCCTAGTACATCTGATATTTTAGCTCGGGCTGTCTCACATACCAAGAAGGCTCGTAGTCAAGTTGCCAAGCGGAATTTGTTTGGGGGTCCCACCCCTACCGCTTAATGGTGCCCACAGAACGGGGAGGGGTTTGATACTAACCCAGTATCTTACCCGGGTATAGCTCCCGTAAAATCTGGGGTGCACCAGCCGCGCAAGATGTTAAGTATGAGTCACATGCTTGCCGGTCATAAAATGGAGACTCATAACAACAGCCTAGCCAATCTCTGTCGCGGAGTTGGTGAACGTGTGTTATTTACAGATTCAAAACTCACAAAACCTATACAACCTAAGAGTGGGATTTTTGAATCAACTTTGCATTCATATCGCGACCAATTGGTTCGTCATATTGGATGGCAATCCCCGGTGACCCACGATGATTTCGTGAATTACTACAGGGGACCTCGTCGTCTTTTATATCAGCGAGCAGTTGACAGCTTGGTTAACCAACCTTGCTGCCCCAGGGATGCAAAGTTAAAAACGTTTGTTAAGGCAGAAAAACTAAATTTTTCATTAAAACCTGATCCGGCTCCTAGGGTTATCCAACCTAGGAACCCGCGTTATAATGTGGAATTAGGTGTTTTTCTGAGGCCATTAGAGAAGAAGCTCTATGACGGTATCGACAAGTTGTTCGATTCCCCTACCATTATGAGTAGCTACAATGCTTATACTCAGGCTGAGGTTTTGCG